ATACACGGGGTCGGAGACGCTATTGTGTGGGTGTAGTTTCACTTACTTGTGATTTTAGAGCGCGTACGTCGACGTTTTGCAGGTCTATTTACACTGCTTTTTTTCAAAGTCAATGCAGGTTCGCGTACACGTTTTGTACTCAAGTATCTTGCTGCAACGCGCTCGAGCGTCTTGATGTTTTGAACCAGTGCAGTCTGTGGCACTTTGTACTTCTGACCACCGAACGCACCAAACACGTTAAACGCTCGACGCGTACTTGCAGCTGTTTCAGGGTCTCCACGACACCCAAACACGATAACTATTCCTTTTCGGTCAAGACTCGACACGAGGTTTTTCAGTGTTCCCTTTTTTCCTTTGTACTCTCGCGGACGCGTCGTTCCAGGGTACCACACTCCGCACTGGGTATTGTACCACCAGCCCCATGGTGTAATTGAATTATCATAAAACTCGAGACCCATGTTTGGGCAATTCATTCCCGACGTGTATATATGATTCTTCCAATTCCACCCCGACTTTTTAACAACATTGGGAGTTTCACTCTCCGGAAGAGTATCACCTATAAACTTGCGTAATTTTGACTGACTATGTAAAAGACTCATCATTTTATCATCTTTTAATTCACTCAATGAAATCAAGTATCCTGGTTTGGATATGAAAACGACAGACATACCTTCAGGTACTTTAAAAAACGTTGAACCGTGAACGTTAAACGAAGGATCTTTTGCATTAATGAGTGTTCCATGTCCAATGACTGTTATAAATTTCCGAGTTTTTGCGTCGTTTTGAAACGCTTGAATACGCGTTTGACTCATTTCTATATACAAATAAATTAACGCCGCTTCCGACCAAACATCTTAGAGTACTTGCTGTGGACCCAAGCAGCATCCTGCTTGTAAATTCGAGACGCACGGGGCAGAGTCCGCTTGGTCAGTGTACTGATGGCAATCAGACGGCGAATGACGGCGTGTGGGTCCTCGTGACCCTTGGTCACGGCACGGGTCAGTGCCTTGTGACGATTGGTGGGGGCCTCCACGGGGTGGTAGTGGTACCGGGTCAACATACCCGCCTTGAGTGGGCCAATGATCTTGGGACCCTTACCGATCGCACCCACGTCCTTGGTAGGCACGGGACGCACACGAGTCGTTCCCGCCTTGCGAGTGTACCGGTAGGTCTTCCCATCCTTGCGATGCACGGTGATCGTCTTGCGCTTCCGGTGCTGAACGTAGCCGGACCGAATGATAGTTCGCATTTGTTACTTTTACGTGCGAAAAAAGTTCTGGGGAGGCCTTCGGCCTCGCAGACCCTACCGGGTCTGCTCGTACCCCTTGAGAAACATCTTGAGCTTTGCATCGTTTGACGCACCAAAGTCGAACATATCTTCACCGTGAAGCTCGAGATCTAGTAAAGGAAAATCGTATGTGTACCTCAATTTCATAGTAGAATAAAGAATACCTAACGCATACGTCTTGAGATCCTTGACCTTTTCCAGTCTATTCCATGCAAGTTTCAATGCAAAAGCTTCTTGACCAAGGAAGGGGCCACCGGGTATAACCTCAGCTGCACCGCCATCGATATAGTTCCAACCGTCTTTCAATTTTACACTTGAAAAGAGGAACGGTATAGCGACTGAAGCACATACGGCATCAAGAACAGACATGGTCGGGGTCGTTTCGACTGAAAAGTATACAGTCTTCATAAAGTCGACGCAATATGCTGAGACGTAGAACTTTATAGGGTACAACTCGTAAAGTTCCTGAAAGGTCACGTCATCCTTCTCTATAAAAGACCGACACGCATCGACCAGGACTTTTCGAATTTTTGTATACGAAATAAGCCCATAGTCCTTGAGAAGACATTTTATGTTCGGTTTCATGATGTGCTTTACAGGGACATTCAATGAAAAATCAAGAACCTTTGTTGGGTCGCCTTTTGTGACGCAAAAGAGGAACCCAAGAAGCGCTCCGGCCGATGCACCCGAGATGGCCTCGAGATCATCGAGTTGGCCTTCTCGTTTGAATCTTGAAACAACACCAAGGTACATAAAGAACCCCATGGCACCTGGACCGATAATAAGATTTTTCATGGTCTAATAAAACTGGGGAAAGAAACCACGCAAACTTGCCCACATGATCGAAAAGACCAGCGTATGGACCAGAATGGGGACGACACCCGTCTTCCCTGAGAAAAACACGGACCCACCGTCTGGTGGAAGAGACAGGATCACACCTGGAGTCAGGAGGACAAAGAGAAGTGCTGGGACGATCAGGTCGGCCGGGGTCAATGTGAATTTAAAAACAAAATTGATGATGACCCAAGACAAGAGGGCCAAGACCAAAGCATGGAACAACACCTGGATCAAAAGTCCAGAGCCTGGTGGAAGGCTGAGCAAAAGCCCTGGACTCAAGAGAGCAAAAAGTATGGTCGGCACGAGGACCTTTGGACCCGTAATGTCGATCATTTGTAATAAGCTCACATATTATGTGAGCGCCCGCAGGTAGTGCTGAGCCCACCCGTAAAACTGTTCCTCTTCAACACGCTCGTGAATAGTTTCAATGGTGACAATTCCGGTCCACAAACGTCTGTGCGTCGGGCTCGGGTCGGAACACGGAGACCACTTCCAAGGTTCCATCACAAACTCGATAAACTGAGAATACTTGACGGTATGTGAAAGATAGTTTACGCGAAGTTCTTCATAAATAATCATCCACGCATCCAAAAGGTCTTCGGAATAGACAGCCTGCCAATCCTCTGGATCAAGTTGAGAATCGAACTCGTCTGAGTCTTCGTCCGAGTTCCAAGCTTGTTCGTACTGATAGGCATCGCGAGAGTACTCGTCATTGACACCCATTTTTACTTGTATATTCAGGGCACCAACTCCTTAAGTCCCGTCACGGACACGGAAGGGGTCTCCTTCGTGGGTGCCGAGTCCTGAATGGCGTTCCACGCGCCCTCGACCTGAGCCTCGTTTCCACCAAAGAACGTGCGAAGGCCCTTGAGAATAACCTCTTTTGTAATAGAGCCCTTGGTCTTTTTAACCTTGAGATTGACCTTGACCTTGTCCTGAACCTTGACAGTGTCAATCTCGTTCTGCTGCATGTGCTGCGTCACAAACTTGCGAAGATCCTTCTCACGTGTGTTCAACGTTCCGAGATCTTTGCGAGCTGCGGCCAACTGGGCCTTCAGAGCGACCCACTCAGTCATAGCGGTTTTAAAATCCATTCTATGATCTCACCGCATTATTTCTTTAAGAAAATCTCGCATTTTTCCTTGGACCACGAAGGATATGACTCTCGAACCTCATCGGACTGAACTCTATGGTCTCCAACGTTAAATATCTTGCACACAAAGGCTATGTTTTCTGGATAGTATCCTTTTCTAGGATCAAGACGTTCTATAGAAAGTGAAAGATCGTTTCCAGTGCCATACCCCATTTCAATACCAGAATAGGCACATAGTCCCTTCTGGTCTTTTAGTATCTGTACGAGACGTTCTAAATCTAAATCAAAAATAGTATCTAGCATATTTCTATTTTTCTTCTTTGTAGTCCAGGCTTTGGCGTTCATTTTAGCCGCGTACATCTTCTGACGCAAGTGAAGCAAGTCTATTTTCCCCTTGTGAACTGAAGTAAATCTATAACTTTTGATGATTTCATTACTATAATCTACTTCCTGACATTTTGGTAAGTTTCTAAAGTATTCAACTTTTTCGGGGTTCCATTGATCCCTTCCATTGAGTTCGAGACATATCAAGCACGTGTTGTCCTGTGTATATCCTTTGGAAGGGTCTTTCCGTTCAAGGGAAACTTGCCAATTTCCAACTAAATTCATAGGTTGCCCTGAATAAGCACACTTGCCTCCCTGAGAGTCCCACATGGCTTTCAATATGTCAACTGACAAGTCGAATTCATACTTTTTTACTTTACTTCTTTGCCTTGCTGAGGCACATAAACGTGATAAACGTCCCCTGAGAGTCTCGGTTACAAGCTTGATATAACATTTCTTGTTACATTCTTTACATGTGTAAGCGAGACCATCAGGTGCGCAGTTCATTTTATGAAACTCTGTAAGCTCTTTATCATCCTTACAGACGTTGCACTTTTTCATTTACTGGTATATAGAAAGAATTTGTTTAAATCAAGAATACTCGTAATCAATCTCAAACTTGGGCCGCATGACATCAGGGGGGATCGTGCTGAGGTTAAAGATGCTCACTGGGGTGCGGGGGTTCAGGGGCTCGGAGCGGAAGTCGCGGTTGGCGTTACGCAGAACACCACCCAGCGTCTCGGGGTAGCCAATCTGGCTGCGTGGGTCCAGGTAGTTCTGGTTACCGAGGATCTTGTCTGGGCTGAACTGACCGAAATCCTCTGTGGCCACAACGTCGCGGGGGATCAGGCTGGCGGACGACACCGTCTGACCGATGTTATCACCCATGGCCGTCACGGGGGCGGGCATCAGCTGTGCCCCCTGATTGGCACTGCCAGTGGCATTCATCGCGGGACCAACACCGACATTCATGCCACCCACGGACATTTGACCCTGGTTAGCCATCCCGAACCCACTCTTCCGGCCGCTGAACAGAAGGAACAAAATAATGACGACGAGGACAACGATCGCCAGACCCTTGCGATTCATTTATACTAAGTTGGGATATTTTTTCCAAGTCCGAAGGACTTGTCCAACCGAAGGTCTCCACCCCTCCCTGGAACTTTTCAATCGAGAAAATCTGCTGGGTCCTCCTCATCCTCGGGCTCGTCTGTGAACATGTACTCCTTCGGGGGTGGCACGACCGCCCCTCCCCGGACACGCACCTGAAGGACGCGCCAGATGGGACCGAACGACTTTTTCAGGAACCAGAGACCGGCCAACTCAAGCATGACATCACACTTGGTCTCGGCCTTGACGGCCTGAAGCTCGACCTGATTCTTTTGGGTATCGAAGGCGGTCGTGGTCACCTGTCCCTTGACAGTGGCCAGAGACGCGTCGAGAACTCCGTCCGTGACACTCTCCTGAAACGCGTTCAGGATTGTCTCATCGGAAAGTTCCTTGCCGAACCACTCCACCTTGGATGCCTTGGCCTGGGTAAGGATCTCCTCATCAATTGTCTTGAAAATATCTGAAGCACCCTCTGAGACCTTGAACTTGACCGTCTTGGTCTCAAGGGAATCCTGGAGCACAAGACCGTTCACCTGCTGAGTCTTTCCGGCGATGCGTAGGAAATACCGGCCGTCTGGAAGCTTCTGAGGCTTTCCGTACTCCATCTGTAGTACTTGTACAAAAATATTCTTTAACTTTAGTAGTATATATGAATTCGTGTGGAGCCCAGTATGTTTTAAGAGATTGCACGTGTCTGGCTGATCCACTCAATTTCTATTCAAATGTTTGTGGGTACGTGAGCAAACAAAACGGACTCGTGTATCCATGTGATGCCGGGTGTTGTCTCGGAAAATGTGAAAACAAAGATCCAGTCACACGCGTTGAAGTTCGACCATCGGCTGGTATCGATTTACCGGCTGGGTACGGTTCAAACATTCCGCAAAGTAACGAACCTTCGAACTTACCTGGAGCGACCCCTATAAACACGCCAACAACACTTTTACCTGGTGGAATTTTAACACCTGTGACGAGCGACTACAAAGTTTGGCAAGTGTTACTGATTGCTTTGATCCCATTGCTTCTAGTACTCGTCTTAGGGTGTTTCCTTGCTTAAAGAGACCCGTCCTTCCTATAGTACAAAGAGATGGCTACTCTCGAGACTCTGACTGCTGCACTTGAGGCGATTGCGAAGGAGCAACGTGCCCTGCACAAGGACATTCGCAAGATTCGTCAGCACTTGGAGGACCCCACTGGTGAGAAGCAGGAGGCCCGGACCAAGAACAATGGCTTCAACAAGCCTCTGGGCGTCTCTGAGAAGTTGCGCACCTTCCTGGGCCTAGCGGCCGATGAGAAGATCTCTCGGTCTCAGGTGACTCGCAAGGTGAACGAGTACGTGGAGGCCAAGGGTCTGAAGGCTGGTCAGAACATCACTCTGGATGAGACGCTGAAGGACCTGCTGCAGGTGCCTGAGGACGTTCAGGTGACTTTCCTGAATATCCAGAAGTACATCAACCCACACTACATTAAGGAGGAGAAGCCCCCTGTTGAGAAGAAGCCCAGGGCGAAGAAGGCGGCTGCTGAGACTCCCACCGGTGAGAGT